TTAGCTTTATCTTCCGTTATTCCAGAAGTAGCTACACATCCGTCAACAAACTTCTTTCTGAATAAAGCTATTTTATCCATTAACTTCTTACCAATAACCTTGCGTAGGTCATCGGCTTCAGCGGAACTAAAGCCAGCTAATTCTCTGGCGACTCCGAGAACATCCTCTTGGTACAGCATGATGCCAAGCGAAGGTCGAAGAACGTTTTCTAGTTTTGGATGATCATATGAAATCTTAGATCTACCATGCTTTCTATCTATGTAGAGCTTATCCATTCCTGATCCCATTGGGCCTGGTCTATACAATGATATTAAAGCCATTATATCTTCTATGTTTTGAGGCTGAAGTTGTATCATCAGCTGTCTCATGCCAGCGGACTCTAACTGGAAGACACCGATACAGTTCCCTTTGCATAGTTCTTCAAATGTTTTTGTATCATCTAAAGGAATTTTTTCTATATCTAATGAAATTCCTTTTGTTTTTTCTATCAACTTAACACATGAATCTATCACCCCTAGGTTTCTTAGACCCAAGAAGTCAATCTTTAATAGTCCACACTGCTCAACTCTTCCCATGTCCCATTGTGTAACGATTGGATTGTCTACACCTTTTCTCATGATTGGTAGATAATCAACGAGTGGACCCTTTGATATTACAACGCCAGCAGCGTGGATGCCAGTCTGTCTAACCAAACCCTCTAAGCCAAGAGCTGTGTCTACAATCTTCTTTGATTCTTGACTTGAGTTGTATTCATTTTTAAACTCTTCCGACAACATGCATTCTTCTAAGTTTTTTGATACACCAAGAATTGGTGGAGGAACTAACTTGGAAATCTTATCTCCAGTTACGAAGTCATAACCAAGAGCTCTTGCTGCGTCGCGCAAAGATTGACGAGCTCCAGTTCTATTGAACGTGCATATATGGGCAACTCTGTCTTCGCCATATTTATTTCTGGCATATTCTATTACCTGATCTCTATATCGATCATCAAAGTCTAAGTCAATATCGGGCATTGATTTTCTGCCCTCCACCAAGAATCTTTCAAACATTAAACCAAATCTAATTGGATCTAGATTTGTAATATCAAACGCATAAGACAATACGCTACCAGCTGCAGACCCTCTTCCCCAGCCTACTCTTATGTTGTTTCCTTTTGCCCATCTAACTAGGTCAGATACAACCAGGAAGTACTCTGGGAAACCCATTTCCTTTACCACTCTTATCTCATGGTTTGCTCTATCAATTATATTTTGAGGTAGATCTTCTCCATACTTTTTTCTTAATCCATCCCATGCTAATCTCTCAAAGTAGTCTATTGATTTTTCTTTAGTTGGTATTGGGAATTCAGGGAAGTGTATGTCTCCAAATTTAAGATCAACATCGACCATGTCATTTACATGCATTGTATTCTTTAGATATTCTTCAGAAAAAATTGAAGACATTTCATCGTAGGACTGCAAATAAAACTTGTCTCCAGAAAAAGAAAATCTATTTGGAGTATGAATATTGCTGTTGGTAGCAACACATAGCATTATGTCATGTGACTGAGCGTCGTGTTGATGTACATAGTGGCAGTCGCCCGAAGGAACAACCTTGGCACCTATAGTATTCGCTATCTTTATAAGGCCAGGTATCACGCTCAACTGTTCTTCTATGCCATGATTCTGTATTTCTATAAAATAGTTTTCTTTTCCGACTATGTCTTGCATCGCAGCAGCATGCTTTAATGCGGTGTTGTAATCGTTTCTAAGCAGGGCTTGAGACACTTCCCCGTTGAGACAGCCAGACAGTACTATTATGCCGTCTGAATGCTGTGATATTAAATCATGATCAACTCTAGGCTTTACGTAGTAGCCTTCAGTAAAGGCTTTAGACGACATCTTAATTATATTGTGATAGCCAATATTATTCTTGGCAAGGATTGTAATGTGGTATGGACCTCTCTGCTCCCACTCGTTCTTGGATGGGCCAGATCTTTCCTCTTCATCTCTATCAAATCTAGTTTTTCTAGCCTGATAAAACTCAGATCCCAATATTGGCTTAACCCCTACGGCTTTCCCTGCATCATAGAAGTCTAGCCATGAGTGAATATTGCCATGATCTGTAGTAGCTATCCCTGTCATACCTAATGACTTAGCTCTCTCCAGGTACTCCTCTACACTCCCATGCCCGTCTAGCATGGAGAAAACAGTATGGTTATGTAGGTTGGTCCAATTTTTCAAACTACAGGCCTCTCTCGGTATCAGAGTTATCTAAAGCCTGATCCCTAGTTTCTCTATAGGTTATTATGACAATTCCGCCACAGTATTTACATGGAACAGTCTTGCCAGCCTGAGCAAATGGACTATTGTACATGTAATGCATTGGTTGATCGGACTTGCACTCCGAACAAGTTCCAATAACATCATCTGGATCACTAATATTGTTATTCATTTCTTGTTTTCCTTTTTGTTTTTATATGCAAATCTTATTGGAGATGGGTTAGAGACCTCTGTCCCTTCAACGAATTTATTTCCTATTGTAATCCATTTCTTTTTCTTTTCTAAGTGACAATCTCCGCATCCTACGCCAGAGGAATTAGCTCTTTCGCATGTATATGGTCTACCGCCGATTCCCAATTGTCTTCTTCTTATCCAGTCATTTATGTGACTTGTTGATTTTTCATAATTAAAATCATCACATAAACTTAGTATGCTATATAGGAACTTAATTGATTCTTCATTATAAGTTAGAATAGAACATAAGAATAGTCTTGATTCATGATCAAGCTTGCGATTCTTTTTTGCATTTTCTATATGTCTACCGATTGCTGGACAGTGTTCCAGTAATTCTTTTTCTGTAAATACTCTTTCTGTTTCTGTTAGAGTTTTGAAAGCAGAAGAGCCTTTTTTATTAAAGTAATCTAAAAAATCTTTTGATCTTTGCTTGTCAATTTCCATGTCATATGTAAACTGCCTAAACCATTCATTGGCTTTTAAGTTAAATTCCTGATCTTGAACAGTGTTATCTGCTTTGGTATTACAGTATGATTTAATATCATCTAGATTAGAAAATAATATATCTTTTGGTATTAGATTTTTATATAGACCAGTCTCTTGATGTTTAGAACCGGGGTATCTCCACATTCTTCTTGCGTCATACACGCTAAAGTCTATTGATTCTATATTTAAAGTTGATTTAATCTTAGTTGCAATATACCTAAAGATGTTTGGCAGTGCGTTAGACGGATTTATGCCTAGTGCTATTGATTCGCACTCAATATGGAATCCCTTTTTACCAGTGAAATATACCAATAAAGATTTTTCTGGTATATTTTTTTCTAAATAATTATATAATTTTTTACATTCTTCCCAAGACTTATCTGGATCGGGATTGTCTAGGTCGAAATACAGCGAACCAAGCCTTATTGCTTCATTAATATCGGTAGAGTTATAGTGCCAAATAGACGTATATATACCAGTGTTATCGTATTTGTTGCAGTATTCTTCCATGTCATATATAGAAGTAAACCTAGGATTGTCCCCATCCTTATCTCTAATAATTCTAGACAAGGAGGGAACATGCTTTGCGGTTTCAACTAGATTCCATGAGCTTAAATACTTTGTTGGGTCATTTGGGATTTTCATAATATCTTTTTTTTATTTTCTTTATTATTTATATTACAAATTACTATCTTATTTTTGTTTCTCATCAAGCTGCTGTTGGTTCTGTAGTAAACAGACTCTGATATAAGATACTCTAAATGATTTAGAAGATGGTTTCTTCTCTTAATTCTTTGTTCTGGTTCCATCTTTTCTCCATACTGGATTTATCAAATCGCTATCCTCTATTATACTATGTATCTTAGAGGCAACGTTGTCCGCAATATGAACAATATAATCTAGATAAGTTATTGGATACGTCTCAGGAACTGGCGACCACGGACCCAGGTGGCATCTAACCAATCTTAATATTGATTGAACAATATCTTCAGACAAATACAATGTAGAAGACTCTAGCTCTGAAGCAAACTGCTTGTCGCTTTTCTGGCAGTTTGAAACAAACTTTCCAACAGTATATGGATGCATAGGATCATATTCAAATGTATCTGTATCTTTATTTTTTATACCCTTACAGACGTCATGCAGTAGGCTTGCTGATATAACTATGTCTCTTTCTTCAAGAGAAAGATTATATGATTCACAAAGCACATTTGCTATTCTTACTACTCTCTTTGTGTGTAAAGCGTTACCACCTTCACCATGCTCATCTGCTGGGTGATATTTTCCACTAAAGCTTGATGGTATTTTCCAAAAGAAATCAGCTTTTATTAAAATAGATCTAACAAAAGATTTTACGCTTTCATCATTGATTAAATTAATTTCATCTAAAAGAGGAGCCAACATCTCATCTTCAGATGATAACGGACTGTTTTCTTTTTGATTTACTAAAATATCATCTAGTATTGATTTACTCATTATTGATTATCCTTTTTCCATCCGGTCCATTTTGAGCATGGGTCGTCAAAAGGACATTTTTTACAATAGGGTATCAGCCCTCTTTTTGGGGCAAATATTTCAGTACCATGTAGCTTGTCATACCACAATTCTAAGTTATTGATATCAGAATCTGATACAAGAAATTCAGAAAAGTTTAAGTTCTGACTCATCATATCTATCATTCCAAACTTTGCTTCAGACATTCTTTCTGGGTGTCTCGTTTCAAACCCCTTATATAGGGTGGCAAAATCAATCTTGTATTGATCTCTATTGCTTTGTTTATAATTAAACATTAGCTTGATAACATGAAAAATTTTATCCTTATACAAGATAACATCAAAAGTATCAGATATATTCTGACCATTTTTTCCTGGCACTAAGAAATCTTCAGCAATAGCTATTGGGATATAAGCTGAGTCGCTATAAGTTTCGTAGAACATCAGCAGAGACGCTGCTGCTTTTGATGTAAGGCTGGCTATATTTCCGTATACAGTTTCATGCTGCTCCGTAACGATGTCATATGAAGTTGTGTCCTTTGGAAACCACATCTTCTCCCACCTATTCAGCAGTGCTGAATAGGACGGTACAATTCCAGATTGTTTTTTAAAAAAAAAGAAATAAATAATATTCTTTATAGTGTTTTCAAATTTATCTGTATAGATATCTCTTGAGTATATCTTTTCTGGCATCTTTTCGACATGCCTATAGTCATATAGTCTTTCGCATATCTGAAAATCTTTTAGGCCATTTACTGTAATATTTGTCATTAGTGAAAATCCTTACCGCTTAATAGTTCGTCTAGCAGTGAGTCGGATGAAGTATAGGAGTCATCAGTTACTGGCTCATATTCTTCATATGTTTTTTTATAATCAATATACTTTACTAGCGGTGGATCATACAAGAATGACGAACCAGTAATTCTATTCTTTGGTATCTGTAATTGCATAATGTTTTCATCTTCTGTATCATCATCAGTTGCTAGTCTTTTTTCCGTTAAAAATATAGTTACTGCACACTTCTGCTGAATGGTTAATGATCCACCAGTATCTGACTGCTGAACCACCTCACGCTTTTCCTTCATTCGGTTTGCGTTTTCTTGTGCTGTAATAATTAAAGCACAGTTCATATCTCTAGCAAGCTTCTCTAGGCGAACCATCATTTCTTCAAACTCACCCCATCTTGGCTTACCCTTGCCTCTGGTAAACATTGATTGTATCGTATCTATAATCACAACATCTGGCATCATAGAATTCTGACCTATTATGTCTCTCAACCAAAACTCTAAGTCTTCAAAATATGGAGTGTCTGGGTCGTGTCTAACCATCAATCTATCTCCCCAGCTAGATAGTTTTGCTTTAAATATTTCTAGGTATTTAGACTTTTCTTCTTCAGACCACTTTGAGGACTCTGAGTATACATTCTTTTCAATTATCTGGGTCATAAGAATTCTTTCCCAGTGACCAATTGCCTCTTCAAAGTTTACATAGAGAACTCTATAACCGTTATCTAACCAATTGTTTGCTAGGCATTTAGCGAAGGTGCTCTTTCCCTTGCCTGAAGCTGCGATGATAGCATGCACTGCGCCCCTAAAGAAGCCACCGCTATTAGTGTAACCCATAGCTCTATTCAGCGCTTTGAATTGTGTTGGTAAGAAATTGGGAATGTCTAGAAGTGAATCAACTCTTTCTATAATTTGAAGTCCAGTTGTTACTTTATCTAGGGGATTATACTTAATTTGATTTTCAAGTTCTCTAATCTCAGAAGTAAGAGTCTGAACACGCGCAATATCCTCTTCTGTTTTAAGGCCTTTTTGCGTGAGAATGTTTTGAAGTTCCTGCAGATAATTAATCTGTTTTCTTTTGTTTGCCTTATGCTTAACCAATTCCGCTATAGCGTCTGGACTAGATAGATCTAAAGTATTTAGTATGTCCAACATTATTGTGACGCCAGCGTTGCCACCTAAGGCTTCATAAATATCTGAATCACTTTGCAGCCAAGACTTAAAGGCTATTGGGTCAACAACTTTTAAGTTAGTTGCCTTATAAAAAGATAAAAGGGCAACATAAAATTCATTGATTCCTTTTTCTCCATGAATAGTTCCAACAATTTCTTCTGGAAGATTGTCATAGAAATACGAAATAGCACCCTCTTCCCTAATGGAGAGAGCAAATATCTGATACTCTAAAGGTACAGAATCTTTATTTATTTCGTTTGTTGTTTCCACTGTCATTTCTTTTTTCTTTTGCCAATCTGTATGCTTTTTTTCTATACTCAGAATTTTTCTTCTTAACCATCTTATAAGCTGTTGTATCTACAACATTTTTTTTGGGTTTATCCTTGGGAATATATGGACTATGCCTAATGGCTTCCATCATTCTTTCAAAGACTGACTCTTCTGTCAACTTATCATTATACCTAAAAACAATAAGAGCTATACCATTTTGCTTGCACAACTCCATTTTTTTATTGTCTCTCTCAAGAGCTTCTTCGAATTCATACTTTGAATCAAAAAATCTTTGAGTATAAAAAAAATGTTGTCTCCCATGATATTCAGCAGCTATCTGATATTTTGGACAGTAAACATCTAACTTAAGTCGATCACCAATGTGAAACTCGTTAACTATTTTTTCTCCAGGAAGAAGCTTCTGCATGATTGCAGTTAGAGCGGTTTGTCCTCTAGACATTTTTTTCTTAGAGTTCTTTAACCAACTCAAACCAAGTCTATTTATTTCTTTGTTTAACTTGTTTATAGTCCACCCAAGTTCCTTGGCTATCTCAGCCAAGGACATGGATGTATCAAATAATAGATCGGTTAAGTGTTCTACTTCTTCTCTATCCTGGAAACTGTTAGGCATGTGCTGCTGTTATAGCTGCCGAGTTTTGGTTGTTGTCCTTGATAAAGTTTAATGTTTTGCCTAGGTCTATAATAGACATATTTAATTCGTTCCATATCTTATGAGATAGAGCAAGCCCTAATGAGCTGCAGTCCAACAGGCAGTATTGAACTTTGTTATTTAACTTTGCTATATCATTAAAGATTTCTTCATGTTTCTTATACATATTGCCATATGAAATATTAATAACATTATCTTTTAATCCAAGAACATTTGAAACTCTTTTTTGATCATGCAGAGAAACGACTACTGATGGAGTATTTCTAATGTAGAAAGAAACAATAGAATCAAATACATCCTTATTGTTTTCGAAGTAGTACTCAAAAACATTTGGAGAATGATAGTATGTTTCCTTATTTAATCCGATTGCCGAATGCTTTCCTTCAGATATTTCTTTCATTAAATCATAGGAAACATTTTTCATAACTCTATTTCCAGAGATATTAATAGAATTAATTATTTCTTTAGAGATATTTGGAGCAAAAGACTTTTCGCTCTTTTTATTTAATCCTATAATTGAAGATTTTGATATGTTAATAAAGGCAAATTTTTGATTGCTGTTCATCAAACTTGTTAATTGAATAAGGGATTTGTTTACGTTTTTCATAGATATTCCTTAAAGTCCAAAGTTTCCCCAGTTAATTAATACTGGAGATTCATCTAATATAGAATTAATGTGAGATAAATTATGATACTTTCCACCATCTATTTGGGAGTATCTTTCATATTTCTTTTGCTTATCTTGGTCAAAAATGTAACCAAGATGTTGCATTACTAGACCAGAATTTACCCAAAAGTTTCTTCTCTTGATCCATTCAGACACATATGTTGGCTCAGATCCACACGCCAAAGCTCTGTCAGCAAATTGACCACCAGATATAAACCTAAATATTCTTGAGCTGTTGTTTGGTGCCCAAAGCTTATCTACTCTATATGCGGTTTCGTTCCACATGTGATAAAATCTCACATTTACAACATCTTTTTCCGAAGAATTTAATACTGTTCTTACGTCTGGAGAATCTATATTGCTCAAACTATATAACATTTCATCGCAATCTATAGCAATGATCCAATCTCCTGGATTAGCATGCTTTTCTAAGTTAGACCAAGCAGTTGTTCTTAGTCTTCCCTCATGCACAGCAAACGTTGGCTCAGATGTTTTATATACATGAGCGTAATCTGCAGCTATCTTTGCGGTATTGTCTTCGGAGCAGTCGTCAGTAAAAACAATTTCATCAACCTGAGTTGATAGTCTACTTAAAACGCTTTTTAAAAACCTATCTTCTTCATTTCTTCCAACTATTTGGGCAATGATTTTTTGATTAGACATTTTTGTCCTTAATTAAAGGGGTGGTAGCTATCACGCCACCACCCCGATCCAATAATAATTAACCTTCGATTTGTTCTCTTGCTTCAATAGCTGTGATGCGCTGAACATCAACATCCTTGAACAAGAGCTCTCCACGAGTTCCAGATACCTTGCGCGAATTGCTCGATGCAATCTTCTGTGCCTCAGCTACAGTAGGTGCCTTGACAATTGAGGTTGTAGTAATTGTGAAGTACTTGAACTTATTTTCAGCCATTAGTTTTCCTTTCGGCTATTTATTTGATGGATATGTATTGCAAATATATTCTACAGCTTCCTCTAGTGTGTCTGCAAGTTTTGTGGCAAGAAACTTAAGATAAATTCTATGCTGTAGATCTTGATGAGCCCAAACAATTATTGGTTGATTATTTAAATGAGCCCAAGTCATTTCAAAATCTGTACCTATATATGCCCTATATAACAATCTGTATTCTACCAAAATAATATCACAGCTTTTTTGTAGAAAAAGATTTTTATCCACTATTTCTTTTGGCTCACAATTTTCTTCTTCCAAAGCATAGTCTAGTGGGTTGACAGCCTTAAATCCCCTATTGTCTAAAAGGGATGTAGCTTCATCTCTCCAACTATATTTAAAATCTGACTGAACGTCTTCTATGGCACCGGATAAAAATACTCTAGTCTGCATTGTTTGTCTCCTTAAAAAAAGTTGCGGAAACTATTTTTTCGCCATCTGTTATCTCTTCTGATCTATGTATTAGATGTGAAGGTAGAAAAACTATAGAATTTTCTTTTGGATTTATTCCTATGTTTTTTTCTGGGAAAAAAAGTCTACCACCTTTATAGTTTTCATTTATATAATAAACACATGAATAAGAATAATATTCACCGGTTAAATGAACCCTATCTGCGTGATCTGGTAGCGAACCACCGATTGCATAGCGTGATATAACTCCAATATTTTCTGTATTTTTCCATTGACTTATAAATTTTTTATTAAAAAATGATTCAATTTTTGATTCAATGCTTAAGTTTAATTCTAAGATTAAATCATATAAATAAGATTCTTTTTTTATTAAAAAATAACCAGATTTATTTACTGTATCAACTGGTATTTTATTATTTTCATAATCCGTAAATTCGGCTACTTTGCATTCTGATATTACTTGTTCTTTTAATTTTTTGTGTAAAGGAAAAAAATCTTCAAGACAATAAATGCCATCACCCAAGTACTGCACTACACTTCTCCGTTGGCCAATAATATTCTAGTGTTGGATCTTCATCAAAATATTGAGAATAATATTCATAGTCCTTACGAAGTAAATTAGACCTATGTGAACGATGAAATTCCTCTAAACCAAACCACGATGGCATAATTAGTGAATCAAGATCTACTTCCTCATACTGCATTGTATTCTTGTACCCTCTATTGACCCATTCTTGAATCGTATAGTTTTGATATAACTGCAGAGCTGTTTCATATCCAGACCACATCAATGTAACTGGATGGTTGCGCCAACCTTTAGTGGGTGTGCGATCAAGTAATATATTTAATACTTGAAAAGTTTCTACTCTTTGCTTTCCGAGTCTACGGTAATCTAATACCCGAACTGATTCTTGTAGATCTGCGTATGGTAAAAATGTTTGCATTATGCCTTCTTGAATTCGTTAAAAGTTTTGTCGCCTACACCAAAGTATTCTCTAGCTAATCCAGCCTTAACAATTTCTGTATTAAGACATTCGCCAGCTTCGTTCCATACTCTAGCAAGAATTCTACCATACTTCTCGTTTTTATCTAAGATAGTTTCGATCTTGACTTTATTATTAGCTTTCTTAATCCACTGATCAGTAAATTCTTTTGCTGCAAGCCCCATCTTTTTTTCTTCAAGATTTGTAGTGCGACTTTCTGGTGTATTTACTCCATAAAGTCTTACGCTCTTTGGTCCTATATTAACTTCAAAACCTAAGTCTATATTAATCTTAAAGGTATCACCATCTACAACCTTAATAACTTCTGCGTTATATAAGTAAACATTAAATTGATCTGACATATTAATCTCTTTCTATTCCTAATTGATCACATGCTTTGCGAAATATTTCTTGGCTTATTTTAAATTGACTATCTGCATAACTAAAACCTTTACCTGGTTTTGGGGAAGAGGCATGCCAGCTATGGCCAATTGATACACTACCATCATATACCACTTTATATCCGCGGTGACGAGCAAAGTATGAGCACCAAGTCTCTTCATAATAGTGAGGAGTTGGTAGGAAAGCACCTAACGCTCCTGGATACATTTTTGCGTACTCAGAATCATATCTTAAAGCTTCCCATACAGATCTTCTAATAAAATATGCTGAGCCAGAAACTGTCACACATTCTATTCTATCCTTAAATAAGACATCATTAGGATCATGCTGTCTCCAACCCCTATGTGCTGGAGCGGTATTAGTTCCTACAATTCCAGCATGTGTGATGAAACCATTTTCATCTCTCTGCTTTGGTCCAAGTATGTGGATATCAGGGTTGCTATCAAATATGTTTTGAACTTTAACTAGATCATTAGTTGTTAGCCAAACATCTGCGTTCAACAAGCAAAGTATGTCTCCGGACGAATAACTAGCCATGCCATTGCATGCTGCGGAGTAACCAATATTGTCATTGTTCCACCCTGCAGTAATCTGATATGAACTTCTATTTTGTTCTATCCAAGACCAGCTGCCGTCAGAAGATCCATTATCTGATATGTAAAGATTCCATATCTTATTTTGTTCATTTACATCACTATGAAGCGAATCCAAAAAGCGCTTAAGTAAATCTTTTGTATTATAGTTGACTACACATAGGTCAATCATTTTTACCAGCTATCATCTTCCTCGTGGGTTACTTTACTAATGAATTGATTTTCATTTATGGCCTTTATTGCTTCTTCGCTTAGATGAAGAATATTTGATCTTTCTTTTTCATCCTTTGCAGACGACGCTAAGTGTATCAGGGAATTTGCTATTTGCAACATCTCATCTATTGATGTTATTAGATATGTTTGACCTGATTCAAGCTTAATATTTACTTTTTTCTTTTCATTTATTTTCTTAGCCATAATTCCTACTTACTTTTATCATCCAAATCAAAGCCGCCAATAGCGTCATGCTCATATTTGTGAAGACATATATTATCAGTATCTGGTTCAAATGTAACAAAGAATATATTTTTATCCTCTTGTGTTAAGCCATCTGGAGCCGGAGATTCAATTGCTATCTTTGGAGATGAACAACCATATACTTGACTATGGTTTTTGTATACTACAACATAATTTAATTTAGATGCTGGCACTCGTATCTACCTTTATAGTTTCTATATTTGCATTATTAATAAAAGACTTTACTTCTTCCCAGTTTTTATAATCTGAGTCCTCCGAATAATAGACCGTCTTTAATGTGCTATTACATATAAGCTTAGCACAGTTGAAGCAGGGTGGTCCATTCACATAAAGCTTTGTTGGCTTTGAATTATAATCAGAATGAAGAAGTGCATTTGCTTCTGCATGAATTGCTATGCAGTTGTCGTATACTGAACCACTTTGAGAATTTTCTAAGAATCTTTTACATCCACCATCTTTGCAGTGGACTGTATTTCTTGGTCCTCCATTGTAGCCAAAGCCAACAATATGATTCATATCATCTACTAGCAGGGCAGCGTACTGTTTTTTTCCGCACGTGGAAAAAATCTTTGATGCCTCAAAACATAGTCTCATGAATTGAATATCTTTTTTAGAAAATTGTTTCATAACAATGAAAATATAATTAAACCGAATATAAATGGAGTGACTAAAGCAAGTGCCACAGAAAATATTCTAGTTCTTTTATCTTTAGATGTCTGGTTAAGTATCTGCATGGCTATTGTCCAGTTAAAACAAATTGTCAATAACACTGATAGCAATAAATCTTTATACATAGCTACTCACTAAGCATGATAGTGAGATCGGGAAGTGGGGATTTATTAATTCCTGTACCGCTTTTGCGTAGTCAGTTATCTCATGTTGAGCATCTTCTGCTAATCTTTGATTTAGGAACAGAGCAATCGACTGCAGACTGCAAGACCACCTATATACAACGTGCATTCCATAGGCTGCCAGGAACAAGCGAGCCTGCTCTGGGGCGACTCCATTGCCCATTGCCATCGTGTACAAGGCCTCTCCCTGCTCTACATACTTCTTTAGCTCTTCGGTCAAAATAGAACCCGTCCAAGGGTCTATGGGGCCACCAGAACCCTGCTTCTTATTGTCTGGAGCAAGTCTCCATTCACTAGATTTTGGAATATAAAATTCCGGATCCATCGTAACGTATCTACGAGACGATTCATTCCAAGAGTCCATAGTGTGATCAGCGCCTACGACATACTTCCAGTGCTGTCTGGCAACGAGGAGTGGAGCCTTAAATTCAAAGGTGGCAAAGGCGTGTCTAAACGGCGACATATGATTTTCTCTCGCAAGAAAAGTTATCAATCTAGCGTCGTCGGTTGACATTTGGGAACTTTCTTTTGCAAACGAAGCTCTAGCCGCATTTGCAACAGAAAGATCCGAACCCATAACATCAACTAATCTAACATAGCCATTATTTAAAACAGCTATGGATTTTCCTATATTATTAGTATCTTCCATAGGATATATTATATCATTTAATTGGCTTTTGAGTTATCCTTTATGAACTTAATTTCACAAGAATCTGTTGTGCAGTATCTTTCGCCAATTGCATCTGATGCCATTCCTGCGTATACACCAGTAAGATCTATTGGGAATAGCTTTACACCAGCATCTACATACTCTTCTTCTGTTATCTGAGTATAAGGCATTTGGGGATACGTGTCATTTCCGCTAGGTAGGAATGATACAGTCTTTAATTGACCATCATACATGTGTAACACGGTACCAACATGCTGGGCTTCAGTATCCTTGTCAAAGGATATTGTAACAGATACAGAATTATCCGACCAGTATCTTTGAGCTGTTGCAGCTAAAGACATCTTTTCAAATATTGTTACATCACGCTCTGCTCTTGCAGCATCTGACTTAATTGGGAAATACACTACAGACGTAGTGTCCGGAGATTCAGAAGCTGGCTCAACTCTATAGTTTGCCATTTTAAATAATGGCAACATTGGGTCGTCATTTGAGAAACGTATTGTTCTATTGAAGAACTTTCCACCTGGTGTCCAGTGGACTCCTGGTGATTCTCCAGCAAGGATTGAAACAGTTCCAGATGGCTTAATTGTTGTCATCTTAATTGACTCACGAATTCCAAGCCACTCAGAATAAACATTGTCGTAACGCTGAATAGTCTTATAACCTTGATCCATCCAATCGCGTAAAGCTGGCACGCCTACTCTATCGGCAAAGTTTGCAACCCCTGACATTGAAGCACCGATGCGACGGTTACGTTGCATAATTGCATTTGTTTCTTCCCAGTGAGTAGGGAGTAGTGTAACCGTTTTAGCATACAGGTACGCAAACTTTAGGGTACGCTTATAATCTTCCAAGCTATCGTGACGATTGAGGTATGTTTCTACTAGTGTGCAGCACTCGTATGACTCTAGGGATTGCTCCGCACATGGATTGTAGCCAGCAACTCTGTGATCTTTATTGTTTGCTGGATCTGCAAGTCTTCCATACTTACGAGACATGTCCATCCAAATAACACCTGGTTCACCATTCAAAGATATACCCTCAACTATAGAAGAGAGGTCTGCACCGACTGCTGTTTCGACTGAGTTGTTGGACATCCAGCCCCAACCTGGAGCAGATGAATCATATGAGTTACGCTCAGGAAAGCGTTCTGAATTTTTGAGATTTAAGAAATCCTGATCATCCAAACGACCTATCAATAACTCTGCTGAACGACGAACGTTTCCGGATACCACGCATACCCCAATAACGTTCCCAATATCCGCTATATCTACACGCGTTAACTTATCGCCCTTACGTCCAGTAAACATCTTTCTTATATGATTATGTAGTTTTTCCAATGGCTCATGACCTGCAGCTACGCCACCGAATGTTTTAATTGGAGTTCCAGCTGGGCGAATTAATGTGTAGTCAAATTCTACTGACTCTTGATCTGGTTTTAAGTATGAATTTAGTAGTAGGGCGGTTGACTCAACCCAACCCTCTCTTGTATCAGCTATTATAATTGGAATGTTTGTATCTGATTTTTTAGGTTCAAAGATAGTAAAATCCTTGTCTGCACCCTTATCATCGAAACCAACTCCAACACCCAGCATTGATGCTTCCATTAAGAATGCAAATGGCTTAGCTGGATTAAACTTATTCATTTCTGCTGTAGATACAAATGCACAGTTTTGAAGCGCTGCCGAATTCTTCTGCACATTAACAATGTTAGTGCCCATTGCCCAAAGCCCACGTCCAGGTGGAGTCCACTTTAAATTAAACAATCTATCAAATGCTTCTTTTGCTGAAGCCTGAGCCTTTGCGTCATTCCATGGGAGACGATTCTTTTTGCAGTGGTCTTTTTGCAACGAGTACATTCCATTGATTACTCTTTCACAAACGTCAGTCCATGATTCTTTTGTTCCATCATCTTTTAATCTAGAATATGTGCGCAAGAAAGTTATTTCTCCAACCGAATTTCCAGCAGCGTCTCTATATCCAAATGGAACTACCTTATCTTTATAGCTGGTGACAAAGTCATCTGTTAACCTAAAAGAAAACATTGATGCCTGTTTTGAAGCTGCGTATGCTAGATCTGGATTACCATTTTCGATTTCTGTTGACATCATATCTCCTATTTATTAAGTGTTATTTTTTTTACGTATTTTTGATTAAGCTTTTGTAGTTCTGTATTTTTTATCTTAATTATTTCATCGATCTTATATACTTTATGTATTTCTTTCTCAAAGAAATAACCACTTCTCCAGTTAAATACTTTACTAATATTATTTTTGTGTTTAACAAACATATTACATATCACTGCCCCACCATATGCCTTCACTAGATTGAAAAACTTTGCCTCTAGTTCTTTTGTATTCTCTTCATTTAAATCAGAAACTTCTTTTGCCCTATTATACAACCAGTTAAATGCCTGCCTAGTTAAAGGAGAAACATCTATTGGATCTACAACGCCTAACATAATAATTGCATTTCTATCTTTTGTAATTTTTATATCTTCTTCTATATTTTCTTGGAATAATTTAAACCAATCTTTTTCATTAAACTGAGTCCAAGCTGTGCACCAAAACAAAAGTTTGTCTGGAGGACTAGGTATAGTAGTGCCCTCTAGCAGAGGAAGCATTATTGCGCAGCTTATGGCTTTTTTCACAAAGTTTTTTCTTTGTTCTTCTGTGGAGTTTTTAGAAGCAGATATTGTCCAAAGTCTTTTTAGGTGGTTATCCCAATCTGACTTGCCAAGAAATAGGTTTAAATACTTTTCTGCAACCTCGAACGGTATCGTATCTTCTTTTATTACCTTTTCAAGAGCCTCTAAAGACATTTATAATCCTCAATAAAATACTCAAAACCTATAAAAATGATCTATATAAACGACAATCCCGTCTGATATCAGACGGGACTGTTGTCACCGTGCTAGTAGTATAGCACAGAATATATTTTGTTAGTGATACTTACAAGGCTTTTGTTGAAGCTAAACCTTTGTACTCCAATACTTTGTTTCTACCATAGTCAGATGCAGTGTTTGCTTGACCATAGCCAGAAGTAAACACTGTTGCGCTTGCTACACCATGAACTTCGTTTGGTCTGAAAACACCAAACGATGATGGCGCACCTTGTGCTTCTGTTCTTGGGCCATGACCAGTTCCAGTAAATATATTCGAAGATGTAACACCGTCAAATATATAGTTGTTATAGCTGTAATCACTTACTCTGTCAGCGTGACCAAAGCCAGAAGGAAACGCTGCTGCACCGACCAAACCCTTAAATTCAAATGGCTTATAACGAGCGCCTTCGTAGCCAACTCCATCTGCAAAAGTTCCTGCTAATGGAGTTGTTCCA